TCAGGCCGCCGGCTTCTGTTGACGTTTGCGCTCGACCGCCGCTTCGAGCTGCCGCACGGCCGCGCGCTTCTGCTCCAGATCGGAGCTGGTGTAGACCTCTAGGCTGACGCCGATGCCATGGCCCCTCTGATCCGAGGCGACCTTCGGATCGACGCCCGCCTTCTTCGACAGGCTGGCGTTGGTCTTGCGGAGTACCTGGAACGTGGCCCAGCCCAGGCCGATTCCCTCCAGCCTTGGCTTCATGCTCCTGCGCCAGAGATTGTCGGCCGAGAGCGGCGTGGCGAGCGTCTCCGAGGGAAACACCCAGGCCTCCGGACTTCGGTCCTGCGCCAGTTCGGCCCACTCCTCTAACAACTCGAGTGTGCCGTCCGAGATCGCGCCCTCGCGGGCCTTCCCATTCTTCGGCGTGTTGAGGACCCGCTTGTAGACGCGCTGCTCGACGCGGATCACGCCATCGCTGATGGCCTTCCAGCGGAGCGCTAGGATCTCGCCCGGGCGCATCCCCTCGAAGATCGCCATGCGGGCGATCAGCCTTTCGCGGAGGTCGAAGACCTCCAAATACTTGTTCACCTCCTCTTCCGCCAGCGGGCGCATGTCGCGTCCCGGCTGGCACTTCTTCGGAATCCTCAACTCCGCGGCGCGGTTGCTGGGAATTAGCGTGTCCGACACGGCAAGCTTGAAGATGCTGTTCAGGAACCACCGCAGGTGAGAAACCACGCTGGAGGACAGGTCCAGCGCCTTCCGGTCGAGGAACTCCTGCAAGTCCTCGCGCCGGATCGAATGGAGCAGATGCTTTCCGAACTCCCGGATCAGGTGCGTTTTGACGATCTGCTCCGAGGTGCCCGCAGTCGATTCCTTCCAGCTTCGGCGGCAGAAGGGCAGATACACACCCTCGACAAACTGCTCGAAGGTGTAGACCGGCTTCGAGCCCTGGGACGTGCCGCTGTTCACCGGCCGGAGGATGGCGGAGAGAATCGCTTCCGCTTCCCCCTTGGACATCTGCGAACAGCGCCCCAGAACCTTGGACCGCCGGCTGCCGCCCTCGTACCAGAAGGCCACCCACATGCGATGGCGCCCGTGCTTCCGGGTTTGCAGACTGCCTTTCTGAAAACGCTTTCGACGCATTCGCTTCTCTCTTTCCTGCGCCGAAGGCGTTGGTTCCTGGCATGACCCGGATCTTACCATTACCGGAGAGACCTTTCTCCAACTTCTTCGAGCCACTGGTCCGCCCAAATGCGCTTGATCAGGATGCGCCGCCCGACCGCGGCATAGCGCATGGGCGGCACGCCGGGTACTTTCCCGTTGATGACGTTCGACAGATGCGCCTTGGAAATCCGAAGGTACGCAGCCGCCTGCTGAAGCGTCAGCACCTGGGGGTGCTCTCCGGCCTCACGAACGCTCATCATAGGGACTCCCCGATTCATGTAGAATCCGGCCGTCATGCGCCCGTCTCCCGCGGTACCGGTTCTTCGAAGCGCACATAGCGATCGATGAAGAGCATGTCTACTTTCCCGCGCGGGCCGTTGCGCTGTTTAGCGACGATGAATTCCGCCTGGCCGGCCATGCCGGGGCTGCCGCCCTTCTGCATCTCCGGCTGGTGGATGAAGATCACCAGGTCGGCGTCCTGCTCGAGCGAGCCGGACTCGCGTAGGTCCGAGAGAACTGGGCGCCTCTTCTCGGCCTCCGGCGCCCGGTTGAGCTGCGCCATCACCAGGAAGGGAACACCGAACTGCTTGGCCGCCAGCTTCAAACCGCGGCTGATCTGGGTGATTTCCTGGTTGCGGTTCTCCCGCCTGCCGACCGTGTCCATCAATTGCAGGTAGTCCACGACGACCAGACCGATCGGGTGCCGCGCACGGAGCTTCCGAATGGAAGCGTGCAGCGCAGGCACCGTGCATCCGGTGGTGTCGTCGATGAAGATCGGCAGCGATGCGATCTGGGAGGTGGCGCCCGCGACGCGCTCGCGGTCATCGCGGCCGAGGTGGCCCTGGCGAAAGCGGTGGGAATCGACGCCGGCTTTCGCGCAGATCATGCGCTGGAGGATCTGCTCGGCCGACATCTCCAGCGAAAAGACGGCCACGCCGGTGCCTCGGGATGCCGCGTGCGCGGCTATTTGCATTGCTGAGGCGGTCTTCCCTACCCCTGGCCGGGCCGCAATCAGCGCGAGCTGGCCGGGCCAGAGGCCTCCGATCAAGCGGTTCACCGAGGACCACGGGGTCTTGATTCCAGGATTCGAGGCGTCGGGTTGCAGGAAGCCGTTTACGCCACCCGGAAACTGATCGATAATCTCGCCCGGCGTGCGCATCCCGCGGCGGGACGACTGCTCTGCCCCGAGTTCATGGAGGAGTCTCTGGGCGCGGTCCAGGACCTCGCTGGAATCCGGATCGGCGCTCAGAAGCTGGTCGATCAGGCGGTCGCAAACACCGACGGCGCGCCGCCGAATCGACTTCTCCTTGACGATTCGAACGTAGGCGTCCAGGTGGGCGAGCTGCGGCAGGCCGTCATCGAGTGACACGAGGTAGCTCAAGCCTCCGCAGGATTCCGCCTGGCCGTGCCGCCGGAGCTCATCGAACACGGTGATGCGATCGATCTTCTCGCCCCGGTCGTAGAGCTCCCGCATGCGAGCGAAAATGCGCCGGTGGCTCTCCAGACTGAAGTCGTCACCGTCGAAGCAACCGCCGATGTCGGTGAACAAGTCCCCGTTGAGGAGGATCGAACCGAGAACCAGACGCTCCGCCTCGAGATTGGCCGGGAGGCCCTGGCTGAGAATCCGGTCCCGCTTCATCGATCCTCCTCCAGCGGCTTCTCTGGCCAATCCGGTTTGTAGTACGGGTAGTCCACCTCCTCTACCTGCTGGGGCGGATCGCCGTCCAGGTAACCCCTGTCGGCAAGCCAGCGGTGAAGCTGTGGGCAGTACCGGCCGTTGTCGCGCGTCCAGTCCGGCGCGCGGCACCAGGCGGCATGCACCTGCTCGATCCTGGTGGCCAGTTGGAGCGGCTCGACGGCTTCCGCGAGCAGTTCCGTGAACGCTTGCTGGGCCAGGTGCAGGCCCCGCTTTTTCGGGTGGCGCTCCCACATGCGGCGAAGAATCGCCTCTGACTCGAAATCGTCTCCGCTGTTGCCCGCGGTGTGCACGCAGCCGCGCGCATTTGCGGGCACGCATACGCCTTCGCCTTCGTCTTCGCATACGCCTTCGTCTAGGCGAGCATTTGGCGGACATGTGACGGCCGTTTGACCGCCATCTGATGGACATTGGCGCGCAGCGGTACGTCCGGTGGCGGCGCCCGGCGCGCAATTGTCGGCAGGCGGCGGCTCCGGGAATTTGCTCGGTGACCGGACGCGCTGGCGGAAGTCAAGCAGTTCGAGGTACCGCTTCCCGCCGGCCTGGTATGTGCAGACGAGCGTGGCGCTGCCGCACTCCGACAGCCAGGCCTCGATGTCCGCGTCCGAAACGCAGTTCAGGCGCAGGGGGTAGAGGGCTGCCCTCAGCAGCGAAGGATGCGCGTAATACCGCCCCTGGTCGTCTACGGCGGACATCAGCCGGCGGTAGAACACTTCGGCCGCCAAGCTGAGTGCGTCAACGCGCTCGGAGGTCAGAATGCCGTCTCTGAGTATGCGGTTAGGCACTTCCCGTCTCCGCCGGCCGCTTGCGCGGCTTGGCCTTGGCGCTCATTGCCCCCTCCGAGCGTCTTCCTCGAGGTCGCCAGCCTGCTCGTCGGCATTCGGCTTCCTTTTGCCTTTCGCTGGCAGGCTGGCCGCGGCGCCAAAGATCAAGTCGACCCATTGCTGCTCGCGCCAGGGTTGCCAGGCAAGGTGGCCAAATGCAGACAGGGCAGATGGCTCATTCATTCGCTCCTCCGGACACACCGCTCAAAAGGGAACATCGTCGTCGGTGATGCCGGGCTGGCCCATGGGAGTCGGGGCTTCCGGAGCGCGTGCCGCGGCCGGCGGTTTGGGATTGGCGCCGCCTGCGATCGACTTCAGCGCCCTGCCAAACAGGTTGTCCAGCTCGCGATACCTCGCCGCTGGCAGCGGCCTCAGTTCCAGTGCGCCCGCGGAACGCGCCACGCCCCACTCCTCGCGCGGGTTGCCGTTCTGGTCCTCACCGTGCCGGCAGCACATCTCCACGACTCGGCCCCGGAAATCGTGAAAGCCCGGCGTCTGCGGGTCCAGCAACCGGAACGAGGTCCCGATCCCGACGAAGCCGAGCGTCTTGAGATCCTCGACGAAGTAGTCGATGGTCTTCTCGGTGATCGCGCGGAAATGGAGCCGCTCATAAGAGCGGACCGGGTCTTCTTCGCCGTTCTCCAGCCGTGCGAGCACCTTGAAACGCAGCACGAACTGCGGGGTGCCGGTGCTGGCGACCGACATAGCCTAGTCGGTGATCTCGACCTTGTAGAAGCCCGCCTCGTAATAAGGCTTAGGCATGCTTCACCTCCCGGGCGGCCTTCACCGCCGCCAAGTAGCTCGCCCAGGCTTGCGCCGGGCTGTCGCCCATCTCGATCTCGTGCGGCAGGCCGATGCGGTTCTTCGCGTCGTAAGCCGCCGTGCGCACGGTGTAGAGCACGCGCGCCTGGCCGCCGGTTCCCTTGCCGCGTTTCGATGGGTCGGTTTCCTCTTTGCCGCGTTTACCGACGACCGTGGTCGAGAAGTTGCCAAACAGAACCACGTCAGCCCACTTGTGCGTGAGGCTCCAGGTCTTCTCGTTCATGTCCGGCGAGTAGCGGTCGAAGTCCGCTCCTTCGGGGTTCCGGAACGGCTTCACCCGGGTGTGGCAGAGCAGCACGACGTTCATGCGCTTGGCGGCGCGCAGCTCGTCCAGAGCGTTCAGGAACTGCCGCCAGTCCGCCAGCGACACTTCGAAGCCGCGGTGGTAACCCATGAACCCGCTGTCGGTCCAATCGCCGTTGAAATCGCGTGCGCAGACGTGCTCGTGGCACAGCCGCTCCGCCCCGTTTACCGTGTCCACCACGAGCGTTCGAAACTTGTGCTCCTGGTCGATCAGGAGTTGGATCGCGGCCAACACCTCGGGCCAGGATTGGCACTCGGGGAAGTGAGGCGTCTCCGAGAGCTGGCCGGAGTCAATCAACGTCTCCAGGCCGGTCTCGCCGCGGGATTGAAGGAAGATCGGTTTCGGCATGTGGGCCGCGAAGCTGGTTTTGCCCCAGCCTTCGAGCGCATGGAGCACGTAGCGGTTGGGAAGCGTGTTCCCCTTGGTGGTGATGTCCGCAAGGCTGAACTTACGACCTTGCGACGGCGCCGCACTCGACCTCGCTGACCGAGTCGGCAGTGGTGCAGTTGCCATTGGCTTCTCCTCTCATCGCGTTGAAGTAGGCCTCCATGGTGTCGTGCCACAGAGAGCCGAAAACCAATGCCTCGCGCTCCTCTTCCTCCAGGCGCTCGATGCCCAGCTCGTATTGCAGGTAGTGCTTGCGCCGGCACGTCTGGAAGGTCCGGATGCGTGAATTCGTCAGAATGCCCCGGCCGTCGCCCTCAAGCGGCGGCAGCTCGGGATGGACCCATGCTGAGCGCTGCCAATTCGCGGAGTCCGGCTCGTCGTGTCCCGAGCAGATGCCGAGGAACTTGCAGGGCCCTCCGTATATCAGGCAGGCGCCGCTGTTGCGGACGTGGCGGCCAGTCCTGCGGATCTGGACGATCTCCTGGCCGTGGTCCCACAATTCGGTCGCGTACTCGTGGATCTCAGCGTCGAGCCGCGGGATCGTGCGCCTCTGGAAGTACCACTGAGGCCGCTCGACAGTACAATCGTGGCGGAGACGTGCCTGGTACAGCGCGTCCGTCTCCCGGCCGGTCTGGAGGGCCTTGTCGATCTCGTCGGAAGGGAACTCCTGGCTGAACCAGCAGCGGGTGGAGCTAAGCGAGCTCCGTTCGCCTTTCGTAAGCTGGCGCGGGCTGATCGCTGGCTTTCGCACGACGTCCCAGACGGCGTAGTCGGCCTTGACTCCGTTCAGCCACAGCAGGAGCAGGTAGTGGCTGAGCTGGCCTTCAACGATGAGCTGCCGCCAATACGGAGAGGCCGGATCCGAGATGTCTTCGCTGGTCGCCTTGTGGTCCACCAGGACCAGCGCGCCATCCAGCTCCGCGAGCAGATCGACCTTGCCGGCGATGCGGAGCTTGCGCGAGCGGCGGCCGGTTGCCGGATTCCACAGAGGCGAGTGGAGCACCTTCTCGACCTGGACGGGCCGGTAGCCGCTGTCGGACCAGCGGGCGTGGTAGCCGTGAAGCAGCGCGCGGATCTTCGCGCCACCCAAGCCCGCCTCGGGAGGAACAACGGCCAGAGCCGCCTCAAGCGTGGAGGCTCGGCTCATAGCCGGTCCCTTCCTGGTTGCTGTCTCGCCGGAGCGGACCTTTCCCGCTCCTTCTGGCGGAGGTGGTCAGCAACCCCGGGCCGCAGCTGGTGGTAGAAGGTGCCCTCGAAGACGCGGATCACCAAGTGATCGGAATCCGCAAGCGACACTTGGGCCGTGGGAAGCTGAATCGCGCTCATTGGGAGGTTGGATCCTTTCTCCCGCTGCATTTCCGCCCGGACTTGCTCGATGGCCCGCCGGATGGGCGCCGAGGTGACTTCGCCCCGCAGCACGGCGTAGATGGTGGAGGGAGCGCGCCCGCAGCGGGCGCGGACACGCTTCACCATCTCGCCGTAAACTGAGCGGGGGCGAGCTTGGCCAATATCGACCATGTCTTATCCCTCCTTCCCAGCGCTCTCCCAGTCACCGCCTAGCCCTGCAACTCCGGATGCCCCGACAAGGCTCGAGCCGATGGCCGAGTCCATCACACCTGCTCGCATGCGCGAGTCGCACCCGTCCGCGTTCTCCGAGGCCAACTGGCGTATCCGTGCTTTCGCCAACTGAATCGCACGGGCAACGGGTGCCGACTTCATGCGTCCCTTCAGGACCGCGTAGACCGCGGAGCTGGAGCGGCCGGAGATTTGGGCCGCCAGTTCCACCAAGCCGTAGTATCGGTGGTAAACGCGCTTGCTCTTCATCTCAAAGATCGAACGTAAGCGGGAATACGGGAGGCGTCAAGGGCTGAAAGTGTGTTTGCACCCGTGGCTCCGGGGAACCACTCGATAACAAACGAAATTTTTGCCAAAAACCTTGCGGTTTGTAGCTGCACATTTTGACTCCAATTACAGCTACCCGGTCGAGCAGCCGCAAATTCAAGCGCTTAGAGCGGCTCGCAGAAAGCTGTGGAAAAGCTGTCGAGAATTTAGATTGTGATAGCAGATTTGCTGAGAATTTTCTCGCGCCCGCGCACTATCCAAGGAGGATTAGTCGGACATCTTGACAGCTCGTTCGAGAAGAAGGCTCCTCTCCCAAAAGTGTAACGGCGTTTGGAACCCTTTAGATCCTTGGAGTTCCGAACGGGCGCCGGTTTCGTGAGTGCATTCGCCCTCGCCCGCACGTGCTGGCGCTGCCCCAGAATGGCGAACGTGCGTGCCTGTTCAGCCTTCCTGGAGGAGGAGCAGACCGTATTGAGCGGTGGACACCCAGCGTGGGATGCCCCAAGATCGGCTCCGGCCTCCCCCTGCGTGGGAAGAGCCCACCGGCCGGCTCTGGCCACGCTCGACAACGGGCCCTACCGGGCCAACGGCGGGTGTGTAGATTCCGTGATGCCTCGCAACTCATTGATAGCAAGACGGTTGCCACCAGCTACACTTTTGGGATACCAGCCGAGAAGAAAGCTTGCGTCTGCGGCTGGCACCAGCGGCGGTCTGCCTACACGGCGTACCCGTCCCAGGCTTCGAGGGCGGCTTTCAGGCGGGCGGTCTCCGTCTCGGTGAGGTGTAACTTCTTGGGGGGACTGAGGTCCGGATTCCAGACCACGCCCTCCTGGCCGGCGACTACCTGGCGCTTGAGTTCGATGGCCTGCCTGGTCCTCCTCGGGGGTTAGGGCGAGCTTGTCCTGGAGTGCCCATATGGCACCGCTGGTGGCGACGTCGGCACGCTGGGCGCCGAGGCCGAATGGAGGCTTCAGGGGTTGGAATAGAGCAGGATGTAGCCGAGGGTGGCACCCGCCGGTGTCTTGACCTTGATTACGCCGGCCCAGCCGGAAGGGTTGGTGGCGCCCATCAGCTCCGCTAGGCGGTAGCCGTCGCCGGAGCCACCGGCGAGGATGAGTTCGCCGTTGGCGGTGAGTTCCAGCAGAGTGCTGTCGGCGAGGTTCGAGCCGGGGCCGTGGATCTTGAGGGGTGAGGTGGTGTTGTCAGGGGCGGAGATCACCGTAGGGCCGGTGGC